GACCGCAGAGCAGACCGCAGAGCAGTCTGAGGCACCGGCAGGCAAGAAGAAGGGTAAGGCAAAGGGATGATTCAGCTCACAGCGGCAAATATCGAGGCGATGGGATACCAAAAAGGCGACCTCGCAGAGGGCAGAGAGCTGGATTTTGCCGCTGCGCTTGACTGGCTCAGCGACAACACGGATTTCCGGATAGCCAATGGCAGCATTACAGAGGTGGCGGCACTGCCGCCCTCTGCGCGGCTTTTTATCCTGAAATTCATGGAAATCATGAGCTCCGGCGGTACTCTGTCCGGTGTCAGTTCCGAGTCAATCGGCGGGATGTCCAAAAGCTACGCGGTTGCAAGCGACATGAGCGGCGCGCTGATGCTGCTCATCCGGCAGCTACTCCGCGGGCACTACACCGGCGGCGTAAAGATTTCCATGCCGCGGTCAAGGTGGGTGTGATGGCGGTAACCTATGAAACCAAATTCAATCTTTTGCCTGACATTATCGAGAATGTGAATGCGCTCTCCGGCCGGTCGGTGTCAATCGGCGTTTTTGACGGTGAGCAGGCGTATATTGCAGGCATCCATGAGTATGGCTGCCGGATACCGGTAACCGAAAAAATGCGAAAATTCCTTGCACGAAAAGGACTGCACCTGAAAGCGACTACGACAGTAATCGTGATTCCGGAGCGGTCTTTTTTGCGTGCAGGATTTGACGCTAAGAGCGCAGAAATCAAAGCGATCGTAGACAGAGACATAGGCGAGCTTGCCGCGGGGCGTTTCGCCGCGGAAGTGCTCCTTGACGATGTAGGAATGACTGCCCGCGGACTGATACAGCAGTATGCCCGCGACCTGTCAGCGCCGCCGAACCACCCCTTTACGGCAGAGCAGAAGGGCAGCTCGAACCCGCTGGTGGATACCGGCAGCATGATTGCTGCGATTGAGTACAGAAAGGAGTAGGCGTGTTTCACTTTGCAGACCTTGTGAAAAAGTACGCTGTCGCCTGTGAAATCGTAGCCCTGCGCGGCGGAGGCTATGAGGGCGGCGAGTATGTGCGCGGAGAGCCGGGAAGAAAAGCGGTGAATGCTGCGATCGTTCCGCTCTCTCAGGGGAAGATTTATCAGTCCGGCGGCGCGCTTACGACAAGCGACCGCGATTTTTATATCCGGAAGACCGATGACAGCATCGACCTCGACGACAAGGCTTGCACCTACTATGTGGTGCATAAGGGCAAGACCTACAAGGTCGAGGGCGCAGAGCTGCTCGCCGAGGACTATGCGGATGTGAACCGCTACACGCTGAAAAGGGTGGATAACTTCGATGCTTAAAAAAGGGATTCAGGACTTCAATAAGGCAATCTGTGACGGCATCAAAAAGGACCTTGGACTAATTGCCGTAAAGGCGAATCAGACCGGGCACGTCCCGCCGTATCCGTACGCGAGCTTTTCGATTACATCAATCGCCGAGAGCGGTGGAAGCTACGGGCGGGCGGAAGCAGAGGAATTTAAGCCGGCTGTTATCACAATGTCTTGGACGGTGCAGGCCGACAATGACACGCTCTGCTGGGAAAAGGCGCAGGCGCTCGCAGATTGGTTTCGCGTTTCCGGAAGAGCCTACCTCAAAGACCAGGGCATTGCGCCGCTTGAAGTGATGGACATCAATCAGCGGGACAGCCTGATCACGATTGAGTATGAATTCCGGAAAGGTTTTGACGTGAGATTTTCCGCAATGAATGTGCTGCCGAGTACCGGAGAGCGCATCCAGACCGCGGAGATTCAGAGAAAGGAGAACTAAATGGCACTTGATGTCAATGTAAAGATTAAGCTTACAAGCGGCGCGGGCACTGATGGTTTCGGCATCCCGCTGATTCTTGTGAGTCATGCTGACAGCGCAGTCGCGTATCACGAGTGCGCGACCGCAAGTGAGGTAAAGCTCGCGGGTTTTGCCGAGGGCAGCGAGGCGTACAAGCTCTTCGTGCTCATGAAGGCACAGGACAACGCGCCGCGCCGCATCGCGCTCATCCAGACCACGGACGGCGCTGTGGAGGCGCTTAAGAAGTTGACCGGTGTGCGGCAGGTGGTCGCAGTGCTCGGCGGGGGCGATACAGCCGTCGATGTGTCCGCATACGTGGAGGGCAGAAGAGATTTAATCTACTTCCCCGTCCTCAACGCAACGGACGGCCTCGCAGCATACGCAAAGCGCGAGCGCACGATGATCGGTGTGCACTCCGATGGACAGAAGCTTGCAGCGGCGCTTGTCGGCGCAACGGCGGGCATGGACGCGGGCAGTTTCACCTACAAAAACATCATCCTGCAGGGCGTTGAGCCGGATGCAGAGCGCACCGAGGAAGAGATCCTCTCGCTCTCGACCGGCAGCGGAAGCGGCGGCACTTGCGCGTATACCATCGCGCGAAAGGCGGGCGACCTTGTGACCACTGAGGGCAAGGCTGCATCCGGTGAGTACCTTGATATCGTCGATTCTTTCGACTGGATTATCCAGGGAATTGAGACCGGCGCGCAGAAGCTCTTAAATGGCTCGCCGAAGCTGCCGTACGACAATCGCGGCATCGGCATGCTGGAGGGCGTGACCGCAAATGTGCTTAAGCAGGCGGACAACATGGGAATGATCGCGCATAACTCTGCGGGAGAGGCGCTCTATGCGACCGAGTTCGGCGGCGTAGACGCTACGAAGGCGGCAGACCGCAAGGAGCGCAGCTACGCGCTCGGGCGCTTCACTTTCACGCTTGCAGGCGCGATTCACACCGCCGAGATTAACGGCACGGTGACCATCTAACGAAAGGAGATTGAGAGAATGCACGCATACGAGTTTGACCCGAATGACGTATCTATCACCCTCAGTACGAAGAGCTACGGCACTTTTGCCATCACCTGTACCGGTGAGGACGATGTGGAGTGCTCGAAGGATGAGGACGGCGCGGAGGCCGTAGTGGGCGCACAGGGCGATGTGGTCGTAAACCGCTCCCGCAATCAGCTTGGCACTATCAAATTCTCCGTACAGGCACAGAGCCCGCAGCTTCCCCCGCTTAAGCGGCTCGCTGACTCTACGGAGCTTTTCGGCATCTGGGTGGTCAATAAGTCCACCAATGAGAAGGTCGGCGGCACGAAGGCTTTTCTCAAGAAGAGCGCGGACAACAAAGTCGGCAAGAAGCTCGGCGACCGAAGCTTTGAGGTGCAGGTCCTCGATTACACGGACCGATAAGGAGGCGTAAATGGCTAAATTTTACCAGAGAACTCAGGAAATCAACGGCGTGACCTATGTCGCGCAGTTTAACGGCTTAAGCGCTTGGCAGGAGTGCATTGACGATTCTTACATTCCGGGCACGGACACCATGTCCAATGCTCGATACGCAAAGAATGTCTTGAAGCGCGGCCTTCTGGAGCCGTCGGGGCTTACTCCGGACGACTTCGACACGGATGAGGAGCTCACCGAAGTCGTGAAATTCGCCGCAGATGTCATGCGCGGACGATTTCGAAACGCCGAAGACCCGCAGGCAGCTCCGGCAAAGGGCAAGAGATAACTGGGCCTATTGGAGGCTTATTTTTGACGGACACATGGACTATGAGACGGTATTCTGCCGCCTCACACCGAATGAAATCACTGAGGCAAATGCGGCGCTGGATCATTACATTGACCTCATGAACAAGGCGCAGGAAGGGGAGTAAATGGCAGTAGTACGCGAGGATGTAGTCAAAATTACATTTGACGTCCCGAAAAATCCGCTTGGCGATGTCGACAAGAGCATGCGCGATTTGCTCTCCTCCGCGAAAGCGGCGACGAAAGCGACGAATGACGCTGTGCGAAGCTCTACCGGCGAGACAAAAAAGCTTGGCGCGTCGCTTAAGGCAGCTGCGCAGTCCGCGAAGAATTTTGTCACGAGCCTGCCGCGCAATGCGCTTGCGGCAGCGGCAAACAAGATGCGGAGTCTCGCCTCCGGCGCAAAGAATTTTGTCGTGAATTTGCCGAGGAATATCCTTCACGGCATCGTGTCCGGAATTAAGGGCATCGCAAAGGCCGCCGTAAGCGCCACGAAGAAGCTCGGGCTGCTTGCGGCAAACGGCCTTAAAAAGCTTGCCGGAATCAGCCTTAAGGCTACTATCGCCGGAGTTGCGGCGCTTGGCGCAGGCGTCGCTTTTATCGGGAAGCAGGCGCTCTCCGCCTTTGCGGACGCTGAGCAGCTTAAGGGTGGCGTAGAGACGCTATACGGCGGCGTAGGGTCCGCCGGTGCAAATCAAGTCTTGCAGGACGCTAAGACTGCGTACCGAGAAGCAGGGCTCTCCGCGAATGAGTACATGGAGACGGCGACCAGCTTCGCAGCGTCTCTTACAAATTCGCTCGGCGGCGATACGGTAAAGGCCGCTCAGATGGCAAAAACCGCGATTGTCGATATGTCGGACAATGCCAACAAGATGGGCTCCGACATTGAGAGCATCCAGAACGCCTACAATGGTTTTGCCAAGCAGAACTTCACGATGCTCGACAATCTAAAGCTCGGCTATGGCGGTACGCAGTCCGAGATGCAGCGCTTGCTCGACGATGCCAACCGGCTGAACAAAGCGCAGGGCAGAAACACGAATTACCAAATCAAAAATTACGCTGATATCGTCTCCGCAATCCATGACGTGCAAACACAAATGGGCATCGCGGGCACGACGCAGGCAGAGGCAGCGGACACGATTTCCGGCTCGATCGGGATGCTGAAGGGCGCGTACTCGAACCTGATCGCAGGCCTTGCCGACGAAAACGCGGATTTAGGGCAGCTCTTCACGGATGCCGCAGACGCTGCGGGAGCGGTCTTTAAGAATATTTTGCCGCGCGTTGAGCAGATCGCTGCCGCGCTTCCGAAGGTTCTCGGAAAGGCCGCGAAGATGCTGCAGACCGAGGTGCTGCCGAAGCTCACCACTGCCATGCAGCGCATGCTG